GGTATCGGGTCATAACCTAGTAGTTCAGAGAAATCATCGAAGTTAACCAAGTCCTGCTCTGTATTACCAAAGTACCCAACTTTAGAGGGGGGATCAGTTTTGTGATTATGCGTAGAAGGTATACGTAGTATCCTAGCCGCATCTGACGTTACTGCGTGGTCGCATATAAGCCCGTGGGTCTTAGTTAAAGCCTTTAGGCGTACAGCTACAGGGAACCAATCGTCATACGTCACAGGTTCAGACAGGTGCCAGTAGACATGTATACCGCGACCTGAGTTAACAAGTATAGGTATGGGCAGACTAAGGGTCTTACAGAACTCTTGTAGCGCGACTACCGCCTTTTCCTGAGTAAGGTACCCTTTATCTTCATCGACTTTAGTTTCACCGCAATCGATGTCAAAGAACAACGACTGTAGTTTATGTACGTTAGAAACCTTCCGCGAGGTAGGCTCTTTAAATGTTGCTAAGGCAAAGTAACAGTCGTATCCATCTGCATCTAGTTCGTGCGCTTTGTCTATCATCTGGTCTATAGAAGACACCAACTTCTGATATGGTGCCCCGCCAGCTTTTTTGTTATGCGCCCAAATGCAGTATAAACCGCTATCAGCTAAAGCCCTTTGCAAAAATGATTTAGTATTCATATCCGCATCCGAGAGGTAAGGTAGCAGGGGTGCATATGCACCCTCTTCGGTGTATTAGTTACGCCTAGCTACAGGTTATTAGAGGGGGGAGGTTTTACCCGTCCCAATTATCCACGATAGATGCTAAGTCTTTGTCTTCTTCTTTTGGTGCTACGGACTTCTTCTTAGCTGTTTTCTTAGGTTGCTCTATAGGAGCTTCTTCCAGTGTATCATCACCGAACAAGTCATCAGATACTACAACAGGTTTTTGGTCAGCATTAACTTGTGCTGAAGCTACGTTAGCGGTAACGGTTTCAAATGGGTTACCACTATCCATCTCAAATCCATCTGCTACAACACCGAACGGTGAGGCGGCTTCCATAGGTAGGTACTTGATAACCTGTACAGCACGTAAGCGAACAGATACACCTGCGTCACGCATATTGTAAGGGTAGAAAGTAACAGCTACGTTAGCAGTACTGCCTGTGGTTAGCTTAAAGTCTTCTGGTAACTCTTTACTCTTAGCATCGAACTGCTTCGGAGGATTAGTAGCGTCCTTGCCGTAGGAGGCTTTCAGTACAGCTTTACCTACGAAGGTACCACTTTCTTCTTTTTCAAAGGGAAAATCAATCTTCTCAGGCCATCCTTTCTCTTTGGCTTTAATATAAGCGTCAGACATTTGCCCATACAGAGCCTTGGCCTGATCCTTGCTCATACGAAACTTAGTCTCGTACTTAGCGCCATCCTCAAATGCATCACAGGGTACGCTCTTACCGTTCTCACCTGCGGAAGCATCATACCGATAAGGCTGGTTGATACGAGGGTAAAGTATTTCTACGTTTTCAATTATATAACTCATGCTACATTCCTTTCTTGGTTGCGTTTAATTCAAAACCTTCTACTACTGCGAATGGAGACTTAGGTTCCGCAGATACATCTAAGCTAATAGCCTTGAGTGTATCGGGGTGGTTCTTCAACTCTGAAACCTTTTCTGCCTCGCCTTCATACAGATACCGTATCGGTCTAAAATAAAGTTTAGGGATCGGACTATCTTCATCAAAATACACCCGCGTTACTAAACGGGTTGCTACCCAACCTCTGCTAGACAGAAACTTAACATAGTCTTGCATCGGCAAGTGTACACCGTTACCTCTACCATATATCGAAGTAGCGGGTAACTGTAGTTGGATTACCTTATCTAGCTCATCTGTAAATACTACAGCTAGACGTTGGGCAAACCTACAAGCACGTCCGCGATTACTCCCTGACCCACGTATGTTCTGTGGGCAATCCATACAACGGGCGGCTTGCTTGCTCTCTTGTGGTACATCTTCAGACGGTCTTTGCGTATCCGCTGACCAGCACGTAGGTGCTGATGATCTGTTGGGGTCGTAAGCATTTTCAAAATATGACCTTGAGATCGGGGCCGCGTTGACCACTACAATGTCCACAGAGGAACCTTCTATGGTAACGGATTCCAAATTATCCACAAGAGAAAACTTCCTACCATATAAACTAATTCTTCGCACATTACATGTCCTCGTCGAATAGTTCTTCTATATCAACGGACTCAACTACCGCTTTTGAATCCTTTTCCTGTACATGTTTAGCTACCCTAATCTCTGCCACCTCTTGTGCATTCTTAGGCTTTGCAGAGTTACCAGATACTGCTGACCCGTTAGATAGCAAGGCGCTAGTGACATCTGAGAGTTTAAACCTGTACGTGTTACCTGCCTTAATAAAGGCGCTTCGGGGTATATGCCCCTTGCGTATCCATAGCCGTATGGTTGTTACCGATACTGAAAAGTGCTCGGCTAGAACCTCTATGGGCACAAAAACTTCTGCATCACTCATTATTTTTTCCTCACCGCTACTGCGTATTCTGAATCTACATTAAGACCTCTTGGTACAAGGTCGGGATTATCTTCTAAAAACTGCCGGACATTACCTTGGTTAAGACGCTTGTCGAAGAACTCAGGTACATCATGCTCTTTAACAAACTTATACATAGACTCCCAATCGCTAGTCCAGTACCTAGTCTTAACTGACCTATAGAATAGACCTGCGGAAGTCTTGACACTCTCTACGCCTTGCTCCTCGCAGTATGTGAGAAGTGCCGATTTAACCTTCTCTAGTTGAGTTATAAGTACTTCGTCCTTCTCTTTAAACTCTGATGTCAACTCTACTCTCTTAGCCTTGATCTTCAAGTAAGTCTCAGTCAACTTCTCGGCGGTTACGTTACCACTCATAACTTCTTCCTTTTATTGACGGGATGTTCACTTTAATGGCTCTTTATGCCCTAGTCAAGTATTTCTTTATAGAGATCGATCATTTTTGTGTGAACGTCTATTCTACTATCTAATAGTGTGTAAACACGTTTCTCTACGTTCGATCCTTGTAACTGTACGATGGTACATTTCTGGTCTTGTCCTGATCTATGTACACGGGCGTTTGCTTGAGCATAGGTTTCTAGAGAACTAGTCGGCCCCCACCATACCACCGTATTCGCCGCAGTTAGTGTTACCCCATGCGCTGCTGATTGAGGTTGGATAACTAACACTTTGGGGTCGTCTTGCTCTTGGAACTGTTTAAATATCTTGGTACGGTTGGGTGCGCTAACGTCCCCACGAATTACCTCTGTAGATATTTTATCTTCTCGTAACTTGTTTGTGAGTATGTCTATCGTATGTTTGAACGGAACGAAAACTAATACCTTCTTACTAGACTCATCAATTACTTCTCGTAATACCTTATATCTATGCTTTATATCAAACTCTAAAGCATCCCCTTCGTCGGTATACACGGCACCACTGGAAATCTGTAGTAACTTGTTCATGTTAACAGCGGCATTGACAGCGGTTATCTGTTCGCCCGCCGCCTGCATAACCATCTTATTCTTTAGTTCGGTGTAGTACTTCTTTTGCTGACGTGTTAACTCTACCTCACGTTTCACATACACCATTGGGGGTAAGTCTAGGCACTCGTCTTTTGTAAATCTTATAGCAGGTTGCAGTGCGTTATATACTGTATCTGTAGCTGTATCCTTAGCCACCCACTTAAAATTAGTTACCTTACGCATCACTTGGTCGCGGAAAGAACTAAAGAACTTAGGCACACTGTGGGGATTAATTAGTTTAGCTAACCCGTACGCGTCTAGGGGACTCTGTGCCGCAGGTGTACCCGTCATCATCCATAGCCATGTGTCTGGTTTAAGTAACCTGTTTAGGGTCTTCCACCTAGTAGTTTGGGGGTTCTTATAGTGAGTAGCTTCATCCACAATTACTAAGTCGAACCCACCGTTAGCTATGGTATCTTCTACAATAGCCAGCCCGTCATAATTTATTACTACATACTCCGCGCCGTTATCTATTATCTTTCTGCGTTTGGCGGCTGACCCGTAGGCCACGTCCACTGTCCTGTGCATGGCAAACCTAAATAAATCGTCACGCCACGCGGAATCCATTATAGATAGAGGGCATATGATTAGTACTCGGTTAATCTTCCCCACATTAAGTAAGTAGTCTGATGCCCATATAGCAGAGGCTGTCTTACCTGTACCTTGTTCGTTAAAACAAAAAGATTTCCTGTGTAGGGTCATAAAAGCCGCAGTAGTCTTTTGGTGATCGAAGGGAGTGTACTGCCCCGTCCACTCGTACTTACCCTCGATGGGGGAAGGTGCCTTGATGTTAAGGTTTCGGAGTACATGGGTTTCTTCTATGCCCCAGTTAACTAAGACTTGGTTGTCCGCTAACTCCTTGCTCTTTGGAATTACCGTAGTCACTTGACTAGGGTTGCGAAGACGTAACAATAACGCCCTGTTGTCTACTATCTGCATCTTTTTACTCTCTTGTTAACATGTTTAGCTAGGGGTATCTACGACCCCGTCGTCCCGGAGGGGACAAGTGTTTATTAAAAACCCTGCTTCGTTCACCGATAGGGTCAGGTCGGTATCATGGGATAAAGGAAAAACTCCCTGAACTGCCTAAATTTTTACGCGTAAAATACCCACTCGGAGGACACGTTTATATTTTTAGACGCATCTAGGCAACGTCTCTTCACACCACACACATACCAAATAAGGCATACATATAATACTAAATGATCATTTCCCTTTAGGGCTAACCCTAAGTAGAATGCCGCCTCCAAACAATTACCCAGAGGCACCCGTGATAATTTTCATGCTCATATTCGTTGTTCTATCTCTATCCGCAGTGGCGGCTCAAGACTTATAACTTTTACGCTATCTTACCCTTACTTATCCTACCACCTGCGGTACGGTTTTTCTTTTTGCTTTGTATAGTATAACCGTCTTTGTTACTACCACCCTTTGCTAGGGCTACGTTATGGGCTAAGTCTCTACCCTCGCGCTTATCGGCTATGCCGTTTTTGTTAGCGTCTTTACTGCTACTATCTACCTTCCGCCTGAGACGTTGACGTTCCATACGTCTCTCGTGCGCGGGGCTACCTACGGGAGGGTTCTTTTGTTTCTTTCGATCTGCTTTATTCTTGTACGGCATTAGTTTCTCCCGTTGTACACACATTCTGTCACTATACAGTGACGTTTACACAAACCACTTTGGTTCGCATTCCATACATCTTTCTTATACGCTTGCTCCATACGACTGTAATCGGCAAGCCACTTAGCCCATAGCTTAGACTCGTCCTTCTTGTAGTACTTGTCCTTTACAAGCTCGTTACATACTACAAACAACAATCCGCCCTTCACTGTCTCTAGCTTTGGGTACATCTTAAACAAGCTCATAGCCATTAGTTCTAGCTGCCCTTTGTCTGCGTACCTAGTGTTCTTACTAGTCTTGTAGTCTATTACCCACGCCAACTTAGCTTCTCTATCAAGGATAACTAAGTCAGCGATACCTCGCCACCACACGTTATCATCTCTAAACCCACACGGCTCAAGGTTCTCAGTGAGTCCCATCTCCAGCTCACAAATCTTCTCTCCTTTCTTAGCGAGTAGGGCATCTAAAACATCTTTACAGTAACTGTACTTAGCTGGTAGAGCTGTACCATCCCTAACGTATTCTTCTGCCGCCAAGTGTACAGCGGTGCCGTATAGCATAGCTTCTGTCTCAGGTTCCTTGTAGTCCTTAGTCATCTTGAGGTGGTAGAACTTCTTAGGACATTGTTCAAAAGACTTTATCTTCGAGAAAGACCACGGGGCTATGTTCATTCTTTTTCCCCTAGCATTGTTGCGGCCACTATTAATTCCTCTATAAGAGAGTGTAGCATGTCGGGGGTTAAGATTATTCTATCCTTGTGAGTTGTGGCCCCGTCTACCTCCACTTGCTCTACAAGTATAACGTCTCCCCCGTTGCTGTCCTCCCCCACAACTATAGTTAAGTAGCTGCCCTCTGTTTCTAAGGGAGGAGAAGTTGACTTGTCTTCCCTAAACTTGTTTATGTCCGTAACTTTACTCATTCACAATCTCCATATGCATTAGCCATACCAGACTCGCAGTCTAGCGGTAGCCCCTCTGCCCAATCAGGGGTCTTACGCATACATGCTTCTATATAGGCTTGGGCCTCGTCAGCTTCTACTGTAGGCACGCAACATACTATAGAGTCGTGTACAGTAAGGACTGCCCGATACTTCTTAGTTATGTCTACCAACTGATCGCCAATAATACACCGCGCAAACGCTTGGCATATGTTCTCTACTACCTTACCACCATATATACGGGTTCGGCCTCTACGGACTTTGTAATCGAACTCAATACCTTGTTCGCCCTGCGTCCACTCTAGATCATCATAGCGCATAAATAACCCAGAAGGTAATTTTACATACCCCTGACACGCATACAGATGCTGCTCACCGCTATCCCAGTCGCCCGTTGATTTGTACTTTATGATCCCGTTAGGGCCAAAGCTACCTGAGTGTTTACGGCGAGACATCTCCACTAACATGTTCTGACAGCTACGCCATAGTAAACTTATATTGTTGTTAGCTTCCCGATAAATCTTAACTACCCTACGCCCTTCGTGCAGTGGCATGTCTACCCCAAACGTCTTTAGCTGATCTACAAACCGTTGTGCCCCCATACCATATCCGCAACCTAGGATGGTAGTCTTACCTACAAACCTTTGTTCCTTAGTTACCTTGTCCTCTGACACGTTATAGATAGTAGCCGCCATCTTAATATATACATCTTCCTTGTTGGTAAACGCTAATATCAAGTCATCCTGTCCTGCAAGCCACGCCAGTACTCGCGCTTCGATCTGCGAGGAGTCACAATCAATAAGTGTGTACCCTTCGGGAGCAATGATACTCTTCTTTAACTTCTTACCGTGTTGCCCACGACTAGGTAGGTTCTGTATGTTGATCTTATCATCGCCACCCCACCTACCTGTATGTGCGGCATAATATCTTATGGGTATGGGCAGCAGACCACGACTAGCTATACCTATGAAACGCTCAGTGCGGCTCTCTTCTAACGTACTCTTGGTGCCCAGCCTTGTAGTAACGAGTGACTGTACACGAGGGTCTTCGTGGTCTAATAGTGCCTTGAACTCCTCATCAGACTTAGCGAACGCAAAGGTCTGCTTACCTGTAGTGAGACTAGTCTTCATGGGCGGCACTACACCTAGCCCCCCAAGCAATTCGGCAAACTTAGGGTTGCTCATTAGTTCTTTCTTGGTCACACCAGAAGATGCTATAAGGTCTTCTTTAACCTGTCTGGTGTTTGTGAGATGCTTCTCTAGTAACGGTACGTCTAGTTCTAACATAGGCTCTGTAAACATACGCAGGGTACGGTCTATGATACGTAGCTCCTGCTTGGGGAAACGCTTACCCATTATAGAGAACAGCTTGTAGGTTAACTCTACGTCATTAACGCAGTAGTCCCCGTACTTATCTAACTCTTCGGCAGTAAAATCTTCGCGCTTCTTACCTACAGCGTTTAATACTTCTGTCCCTTTGACACCAACTTTATATCTTTCTGAGAGTACATGTAACGAGCCACCCACCTCCACACCGTGTAGGGCACGAGCGATACATAGAGTATCAGTGTACAAGCGAGGGTGAACATCAAAAATCCAAGAAAGGATAGCGCCATCAAACAAAGTGTTGTGAGCCAAAAGCACGCTATCAGCCCACTTGTAAGTATGTAGATAATCTTTGATCTCAGTACGTGTTCCACTAGCCCACTCCGTGTCTCCATTGTTCAGTTTAACACCTACTCCGATCACCTCAAAACGAGGGTCACGGATGTAGGATTCTGTTGTCATCTTACGCAAAGAGAAGTCTTTGTCATAATACGTTTCAAAGTCTACGGTTATTAAATCCATTGCCTACACCGTGCCAACCTTAAACGCTTCGCAAAACGCTTTTACCTCCTCCTTAGATACCCCTGTGTCCTTGGAGGTA